CCCGAGCTATGCACCCGGGCATAAAAAATACGCCTTCCGGCGTTGTTGCGCAGAAAATAGTCTACTCTGTAATAAGCCCGTGTTGCCTTGCTAATTCAATAAGCAGGTCATCTTTGTCTTGCTGGCTTAATTGCTTCCCGTTTAACCTTTTTAACCTTTCTTTCAATTGTTTTAACTCCTTTTCCTTTTGTTCTTCTTTTCTACGTTGTTCAATTAACTTATGTGAAGGTTTTGCCGTTCTCATTTAATCACCTTCCTCGTGTGTCAATACATATATAACGCCATTTTCAAGCCACATCACAGGGCCAGGAGAAGATTCCTTTTCACCGCTTAGAGGCTTATAATCCTGCTCCGCATCAACATGAATACGATATAGCGGGTCAACAGGGTCATTCTCAATGTAAATTCTATTACCTTCCTGCGGTGTCCAGGTTTCTTCGGGTATAGCTATTTCCAAGTCGCGAAAATAGAAGGTCGTTGGCTTGAGGGTTACAGTTCCGTCTCCATTATCAACTAATTCTGGTTGCCAGAATCCTTTTTCTTTAGTTGATTTTTGAGTTATATATTTAATTTCCAAATTTAATCCCTCCCTATAACAGCCCAGAAAACTCTCCTGGTTGAATTAGCGACAGTTGCTCTCACTACAATATCGCAACCCGTTGATGTTGGATTTGATGGGTTTGCATAACCACCTGCGCCACTATCATGAGATACTAAAGTAATTAAGTGTTGTGTTAAAGAAACGGGCCAAGTAATAGTTTTGGTGCCGTTTCCATTTGCATCGGTAGTTATAACACATTGTCCACACTGGATTCTAAGATTGTTATAAGTATAGTTTGCAGGAGTACTATCTTGATAATTTACAGCCTTTAATAATTCCTGTATTCCGTGAACATTTTGTGTCCTAGTATCGGCCTGATGTGCATCAAGACTATTTTTTATTTCATTGATTGCAGCCACTATATTATTTTTTGCAGTGGTGAGTAGGGAGCTCAAAGTTCCAATTAGACTGCTTGCAAAATTCTTTGCATTACCTTCCGCCGCATCTGCTTTGGCCTGGGCACCGGCGGGGGTTTCTTTTGTGGCTATGGCATCAGCATTAGCTTTCAAAGCGGCATCGATCTTATCCATATTCCGACCGTGCAATGCGACTTCATAATACTCATTCTCCGTAGCTTTTTCCAGGTTATAATTAGTTGTAAAGTCTGGCATTATACAAGGACCTCCTCTCTAAGCTGTTTATGTGTATATGCTGCCAGCTGAGCATGTGTATACTGAGCCAACTGTGCATGGGTGCGGTACAGAATCACATATGAATATGCCAGATGCGCCGGTTTAATCTCTTCTATGGCGGCCGTTAGGTCCTCCATATTTGGCGGTATACCGATGGTGCCGGTAAACTTTATTTCGAACCGATACTCGCTCGGATATTCAATTACATCCACTTGGCCATTTGAAAAGCTCTCTGCTATGTTCTGAATCATCGCTTTAGTAACTGAACCCTGCCCGCGCATCTTGCTTAATACTCTTGTTCGCCGGTAATCATAAGGCTTGGACAAATCGGTTTCGATTCCATATGCTTTTTCCCAGAGGATTAGCCCCCAGGTGGCCGTCATAACATCGAGCTGAGCAAAAAGGTCCTCTTTTGCGGCTCTTATTGCCTCTACTTGAGTATCAAACGCCCCCTGAATTTCTACTACCTCTGGGCTTTCTTTATAGTTCGGAGTCAATAAATCAATTAGAGGCAATATTAATCACCACCGTTCCGGCTACAGGCACCTGGTCAGCACCGATTGTAATATTGGCCGTTCCTCCGTTTACAGTTAAAGAGCTATAGTCAATAACTCCATCAATATCCAGCAGCATATATGCGATCCTGTTGTATACGACTTCATACTTGTCAAAGGCGATATTCCGCAGGTATTCAGCCAGACGTTCTGTAAAAGCCTCTTGGACAATATCCTTTGTAGTTGTGCTTTCCAATTCTACGGTTGCGGATACATCAATTGGTAAACTCTGGGCGCTAACTACAGTTACAGTAGCACCGATAGGACGACATGACTCAATATGTTCAGCGCAATTTGCAACTACCGCGGCATCTACGGGACCTTTATCCGGACCAGCGATTATAACTTTTACCGTGCCAGGTCCATTCCAGAGCGGCACAACCTTTACAGCACCTACCCCATCAACCTCTAATGCCCATTGCTCATAATGATATATATTCCCGCTGCTGGCTGGTTTTTGGAGATAGTTATAAAGACGTGCTACCAAGCTTGCATCACTCTCAGGATCTGTACCGCCGATAGCTGCTGTATTAGTTACTGTCGAAAGGCCGGAGATGCTTATAATTTGTTGTGTAATTGTCCCTGCCGGAACGTTATAAACCTCTCCTACTTCTGCAGCGCTAGCCGTTACACTGGCCGTGCCATTTGCAATCGTAGCCGTTTCTGTAGTTACGAATTGAAGCCCGTCGGCAGTCAGAAAAACCGTGTCTTTTGGAATGACCGTCCCGTCTGTGCCTGTGAAAGTCAGTATTGTTGTAGCTTTGGTGCCAGGCTTGCGAATTATGCCATAGTAAGCCGCTCTCTTATCGATATATTCACCAGACGTTTCATCAACATAAACAATAGGTATTAGAGCATTCAGACTGTTGTAAAATTTCCATAACTCCAACGCAACAGCACTGACTAAATCATTAGTGTAGCTGCCCTCTCTGGTATCGGCCAAACTTATTTCTTTCAATATTTCTGCTTTTATACTCTCAGGTGTTATATCCTCAAACATTTAAACTCGCCTCCCCATACACGGTTATAATTTTGCACTGAATGCTTATCTTATCTTCTGTAAAGGTGACAGATATATCTGTAACATCCGTAATATAGGGATTAATCAACAGGCATTCTTTGACATAACGGATTGCCTCAGCCTTTTTTAACTCGTCAGTATACGGCTTTCCTATTAAAGACTCTATCTCATTGCCATAGTCCCAGGTGTAGATTTCATACCGATATCGTTCCACATGCAGAGCTTTCCAAGCCCAAACCAAAACGGCCCGCAATCCAGTAACTATAGATGGTGAACCGTTCTTGTATATCGGAATGTTGCGTTCAAAATCCCAGTCAGTCTCTTTGTAAAGTGGAAGAGAAGTTTCTGTTTCGACTGCCTCCGGTTGAATCATTGGAAACAAACTCATATGCTCACCACCTTGCACAGAATAATGAACCTTTGCTGGTCTTCGATAGGTAGTAGCAATACGCTGTCACCTTTTTTCAAATCCACTACAGTATTGCTCCTCAATAAATCAAAACTTTCCTGAACTGTGCCGCTCGTTTCTATTTTTAGCGGGTTCTCGCTAACCACAGTGCCAAATCTATACACAACAGGCGTCTGCGCTTTAACATCTTCACGAATAGCTTTTATCAGGTCTGTATACGGATTCCCTTCCATTTCTAACCGCCTCCGGGCTTATTGATATATGACCAGGTCCCGCTCGTCGAAGAACCTGCTGTTTTTGTCCCTGTTTTATTTGGCAATTCTCCAACTTCCTTTTCATCCATAATGTTCTTAAAGTTAATCACCAATTTGTTGAGATAAATGCCGTTCTTCCAGGTATGAACATCACTGTCGATATAAAATAAGCCGTAAAGTCCCGTGTATGGCTCCCTCACCACTACGGTTCCTCCGGCCACATTAGCCACATTTCCTAAATTATTGATAGTGATTTTCTGCTGTTCTCCATTATCATCCAAGAGCTCCTGCGCTTTTGATTTTGCATTGATTCCGTTTGTTTGTTTGATGTAATCCTGCATTAAACCATAAAGCTTTATATATTCTTCATTTTTTACTGTCGTAATCAGCTTATCGTTTTTATCATAAATAGCAACCTGGTTAACCATATTTGATATGCTTTCTGAAATGGTCGCATCAATCAAATTGGAACCGCCCTCAATTACAAGGGTTTCGTCGGTAACTTTCTTTTCTAAGACATATAGTTTGGAACCTTTAAATGTAACATAATATTTCTTCTTGGTTTCAGTTGACGCCAAGGTATAGGCTGTCTGAATAATGTCATATAACGTTGACCCTAAAAAATTCCGGCTCAGCTTAATGCCTGTAGCCGCTATCTCCCCGGTTTCAATTCCAAAATCCAAACAAACTCTTTTAACAATTGCCTCCGGTGTCAGATTGACAAACTTATAAGATTTTTTATTACGTTTAAGATAAATCCCTCTATCAAAGCAAGTAATGTCTATAGTGCTGCTGGTTGTGCTCTTTTGCCGCTCAAATACAAAGCCCTCAAACAAGGTCCGGTTATCTAGCATTAACGTTACTGCATTCCCCAGGCCACATTTTATAACCGGTATCAGTTTATCCACTGGGGAAGATATCAAGCTGAAATTTAATATCCTGGCGCACTGCTGAATGTCCCCCGACCATGTTATCTGTGTCACTAACTGGCTGATATCAAAAGTCCCGTCATTATTCTTTAGTAACAGCTTTAGCAAGCCTACACCTCCCCTATAGCTGGCTCTTGCTTGGCAGCTTAATGGTGCGACCTGCATAAATCAGGTTGGGATTTTTAATGCCGTTGGCAGCAGCAAGCTTTGGATATAGTGAAGCATCCCCGTAAAATTTGCGACATATCGAGCTTAATGTATCTCCTTTTTTAATGGTATAGCTGGCCGGTATTGACTTGGATCCCTCCGATGGCCTTGATTTATTGCCGCTTCCCGTTTTTTCTACCTTAACTGCTCTTAATTCCCGGTATTCACGCAAGGTGATGGTAGCGTAGACATCATTTGTCCCGTCTTGCTCGGAATAGGTGATTGATTGTACTAAAACGGGTAAATTAACAGGTGTGTCTGACACAATAAAACGTACAACAACTCGCTCGCTGCACCATTTTTTAAAAACTTCTACGTATGAATAAGGTTCTTGGCTTGCCAAAGCAAAAGAATAAGATTGTGCCGGAAACAGGCATTCAATCTTTAATGTTGCTAGAGTGCTATATCCGGCTATATTTACATCGCCAATGGTGTGAATGTTTATAGTTTCTATGTTTATCCCGTGTTCTACCGTAAATGAGGGAGGTGTTACCGGCAGCTGTAGTTCCATACTGCTGTCCTTAAAAATAAACTTTCTTTGCATCATATCAACCCCAGTAATTATACGGTTAATATTGCCGCCATTTTTATTTGCTTGCATATCTCGCGGGCTATCTTTTCAATATCGGCTTCTTCTCGCACAACAAAACTATTTCCGGTTATAGTGATATTTGCGCCGTTGTTTATTGCCCTTGCTTCACTTGCAGTTAAGATGCGTTCTCCCTGGTGGAGCAATACAGGAAAATCGTCATAAGGCACGTAATTTAATCCGTAAGCATGTTTCCTGGCTCGCCAATCAAATCCCGTACCCATGCCCGTGCCAAGATCGGAGGGCTCTAAACCTTCCGTATAGTTGATTCCAGCCATACGGCCCTTGGAAAATTCCCGGCCCATGATATAGCCAGTATTCCAGTATTCATTTTTCAAAGCTGTATCTTCTCTTATTCTTTGAACCAGGTCCAAATCTTCCTGCAATTGCAACTGGTAACCTTTGCTCGCTTTATATTCGTTTTCTCCTTTAACCTGCGCTTCCGCTAAAAGTTCCCCCATCTTAACCCGGTTGCCTTCAGCAGCTGCCTGCTTATATTCCTCGCTGGCCATCATATCATTAATGGCCTTGCGGATAGCTGCTTCTCTCTCGTTTTCCAGTGAAGCTTTCCATTCGCCGATCATTTTATTGGCTTCCTTCATTTTTTCGCCGCTTTCGCCACTAAGCCAATCAATCTGTGCCTGGATTCCTTTCTTGCGTTCTTCGTTATATCCTTCTCCCATTGCTGCGGCCATAGCATCCTGGGCATCCTGCAAAGTGCTGACTAGCCCTTGGAAGGTTTGAGACTGTTTTTCCATATTGCCCGCAAAATCTCTTCCCATATAATCGGCTATTGCTTTGGCAGCTTCCGCTCCGGGAACAAGCCCTTTGGATACCATTTCCTGAACTTCGGCTTTGGTTTTACCTGAAGCCTTGGCAAGATAATCCCAAACGGGTATGCCGCGCTCCAAAAGAGGGTTTAAATATTCCAAAGTTGTTTTGCCCGTAGTCTGCATACGGCCCAAACTGGTGGCCACAAAATTCATGTCTTCCGCTGTCATGCCGAGGGCTGAACCTGTATCCCCTATTTTCGTCAGCAGAGGCAAAAGCTCATCGACTTTATATCCATAAGCCAATAAGGTCTTACTCATTTCGGCCAGCTGGTCATATTGAAAGGGTGTTTTGCTGGCAAACTCGGTCATTTGCGCAAGGTAATCTTTAGCGGCTTCATCGCTGCCTAAAAGAGTCGAAAAGGATATTTGTTTCTGCTCTCTGTTTGCGGCAATGGCAGACCCGGATGTCAAAGTATCCGCCTGCTCCTGCTTTGCTTTATTATAGCTTTCCTGCACGACACCTTTAAAGGCTTCATCCTGGGCGGTATATAACCCCACCAAACCGTTCACAACTCCTAAACCCGCCCCCGCAACAGCCCCTACTGCGGGTCCCAATGCAGGTATGATAGAACCAACAGCGGCCCCGGATGCAGCACCAGATAATATATTACTAAGCATAGTGCTACCTTCCTCGCCAAATGCGCTTCCAACTACACCTGCGGTAATGTTTGCAGCCGTATCACCCAAAACTTTAAGCGCACCTGCGGCTGCTAAACTAGATAGAAGACTTTTGGTGCCGTTACCTGTCTTATTTTCGGCCTTACTTGCTGCGCTTGTAAGATTTAAAATATCTTTTTCCGCCTGACGGGCGCTTTTGGATACCAGATCAAGATTTCTGCGGGCTGTTTCATATTTTGCGTTTGCAAGCTCCAGGTTCATTTTGTCGGCCGCAGAACCGGTAGCCATAAATTGCTTTTCTGCCTCTTTTAAAGCCATTCTCGCTTTTTCGGTTTCGACCTTTAATACAATCTTGTTTTTATTCAAGGCATCAAGTTTATTTTGAAGCCCGGTCAAATCCTTATTAAATGCTTGATTGGCGTTCCTTATGGTGGTAATTGCCTGAGTAAAATTGTCTCGTGCTGATATAGCGATGCTTATATCACGAGCCATTTTTTATTCCTCCACTATTTGACATTTCTAACTATTTAGGTATATAATTAACTTCAAGGAGGGATCAGAATGGATCCTGAAAGAAAAGAATGGTTAAAGAATTTTGGCAAGAATGCCGGAGCCATGCTCATAGTTATGTTTTTCGCCTCCATATTGGGTTTAATTATCTTAAAAATTGTTGACTTAAAATAGCACCATTGTGGTGCTATTTTTTATTGCTCATTCTCGTTTCCATATCTTTTTCAAAAAAGGCCCTTATTATAACCTTCTCCCCTGGTGGTAAGCTATAATAAGAGCCTGGCATGATATTTTTTTCCTTGAAAAGGTAATACATAAGCTGCATTTCAGGATCAGTTTCTATTTTTTTTTGACTTCTTCTATTGTCGTAAGCCGGTAGCCGCTCAGCTTTTCAATCTCTCTTGAAATATCTTCTATTTCACCGGGCAGCAACATGTTTTTAACCATTTCTGCTGGTGTTACTGCGTTATACTTCCTTTTCAGTTCTTCTGATTTTAAATCCGGAGAAACAACACCGGCCAGAAGAATGTGAACCGACATATCGTTATCGGAATGACAATTTTTAATATCAGCAACTTGATTGTATGAAAGGGCCCTTAACTTGAATATCACATCGCCGCCGCATTCCCTGCTCAAACGTTTCAGTTTGATTTCCTTCTCGGGCATGTCCGGGCGGTCGGATTTTAATAATAACTCTAATGTATCCATCATCTCGCCTCCACAGAGTCAAGGAATTCATAATCCGTAAAAGTAAACGGCGCCTCAATTTTCCCGTTGACTGCCACTTCCCAATCAGCCAGAGTCAGGTCATCGAAAGAAACATTTTTCAAAACTACACGTTCTGCGCCATAGGCATCAGGGTCGGCCAGTTTAGATATCACCGTGAACCGGGGGTCTTTACCAGCCTTAATATCTGCCCCAATTTTATTAGCCATGCGGCTGGATACTTTATGCATCCGCATCGAGCCAGTGCAGCTGATATTTGTTATTTTTTTATCGATAGCCATTCTCCCGCACATAGGCACATCTTGTTTATTGAAATTTACTTTGGCCTGCAAGCCATAGCACTCGCCAACATAATCATTATCCAGCCAGACTTCTCCGAAAGTCCCCGACATTACCCTTTTTGCACTGTCCATTTATATCCCTCCTTTAAATAACAATAGCAAGGTCAATATCCTCGATTGCATCCAAAATCTTAATGCTGGCCGTCAGGAAAACCTTGTCGCCAGTATTGGCTTCCCTGATTTCCTTTTCCGTCATTGTTGATGTATCTATCCCTATCGACTGCAAGTAGGCCTCTTGTGCAGCCAAGTCTATATCTACAGAGCTGCTTCCTGCCTGCAGTATCCCTTCCTGCTCCAGCTGCGTGAAATAACCTTTAATAGCAGTGATCAGCAAGCACTTATTATCATAGCTGTTGGCATATTTGCCGATATAGTTATCCTGCGCCGTTATCTTAATGTCATTCTTAATCATATCAACAGCTTCAACAATCTTTATCTTTTTAAAGATTTCTCCCTTTTCCTGGGTTGTAGTCTGCAAACTATTAACGGCACGGCCGACTTTAACCTTTTCACCATCGTGGAAAATGATAAACTTGCCAGCATCAATTGCGGCATCCATCTCAGCTTTTGTAAGACGATTAACGTCTGTAACCTCAGGCAAGGGCGCATAGGTGCAGCTGATAGTCATGGGTGTGCCAGCTATCAAACCTGCGATTCTGGCGCAATATCCCGCAGCCGTATATGTTGCATCTCCAACTTTAATGCCTTCAGTTGTAAAGTTTATGATAGCCTCATTGTCTGCAGCTTTATTTGGTAAAACAGCTTTCGGGGTAAAATCATTGGCACGCTGAGTAGCAATCCATGTGGCGATTTCGGTTGCATCTGCAGCTGAACAATCTGGCGGCCCAACTAAATAATCGAATGTCTGTGTCGCCAAGTAACTTAATGCTTCAGATAAATCTGTGGCAGTATCACTAAGCACGTACACAATAACTTTACGGGGCGGATTAACATAACCTATAAAAGCCTGGGCAATATAGGCCTGGTTAACTGCTCCCAGTTCAGCGGGAATCTGAGTAGTATTGGTTAACACATGAGCCCCCTGCGCAGCCGTTGCCGCATCTTTAAGTATAATTGCCACAACGCCTTTTTGGGAACGCGTTATTGATGTTATGGCTTGAGTTTTAAATGCAATATTAATATTTGGAAGCCCCATTTTTATTCCTCCTTCACTGTCGTAATAACCTCTTTCATTAGCGGTATTGTATCCGCTGTATCTGAACAGTCTTCGAAATACTCAACCTGAATGTCGATATAAGCTTCGCCAAAATTCCGTCCTCCGGAGCTGGCTTTTACCTTTACCGCTCTGCCATCAACGCAAATATATCCTGGTTTAAATATATCCAATACTCCTTGCTGCAGGTTTAAAAGGCCAGTTGTGCTGCTGTTTCCATAATCATCTTTGACATCAAAAACAGTAATTGTAAAAAAATCCGTTTCATGAATGGTTTTACGATTTACGGGATTTCTTTCAGCTGTTATCATTTCAATTAAGAAACTCGGCCTTTCAAAGTTCTTCGGACAGAGATCAATATATACCGTGTAATCGAGATACGCTTTAACCAATAATTTATTTATTGCATCCAAAATTTTTACACTGCTTAAAATTCCGATCACCCCTCTATCCTCTTTGCCAAGTCCTCTGCAAAGCGCTCTGCCAATCTTATAGCCTTGGCTTCAACGGACTTTGCTGCGTTCTGATAAAAATGCCTGCCTTCTACAAAAGATGTTTTTATTTTGGGCTTGTAATATCTGGCCTTGCCGCTTGGCGTCCGGATTTTATGCCCGCTTTCAAGGTAGTTGGTTATGGCCCCAGGGCTGTTGCCCCCTGTGCTGCTGTTGGTTGGCCTGATAGCTGCGTAACCGCCTCCTGACCCTACATGTTCTTGCTGCCAACCTCTCACTTTCCCGCTGCTGTCGTTAATTCCGGAAGCAATAATTTGTGCATCAACTTCTTGTTTCAATAGAGCCGCCATTTCTTCATGCAGTTTTCTGCGCGCTCCTGGAATTTCTCTTAGCAATTTATCAAGGTCTTTAGTAAATTTTTCAAGGCCGCTCAATTCAATACTTTGCATATTCCTACACATCCTTGGCCAATGTTATTTCATATTCGTTTTTATATTCATCCAGGCAGTGAGGAATTCGAACATTATAAGTCTTTTCCCCGATTGTAATTAGATCGGCTGTCTTAAGCTCAATAACTTTGGGTGTAACAAGAACATAAGTAAGTTCTTGGACAGCCTGCGGTTTTTCTTGCTGATAGCCCAGATACTTTTCAACCAGATATCCGGGGAAAGTTGCTATCGTTTGAGGATCGCCGGGAACCGGCCTATTTAATTCGTTCCTATCAAATATTTTTCTTGTTGCAATACATGTCTTTGGTTCAATTTGCGCTGCCTTCACCTCGCAATACATACGGTCAATTTCATTGATGTCAGTTAAGAAATAGTGCCTTCCCTGCCATTTAACCGCCTGATGTAGCGTTAATGTGCGCTTCCTTATTGTAAACTTTGCTGAATTAACCCCGATACCAACTTTAGAAAATATATTCGTTTTATCCAAATTTTCAGCCTTTGCCCATATAGTATCTAACACTTCCCACGTATACACATTTTCAACATTTTTTAGAGTTAAAATATCAATCCTGTGCCGTAATTCTCCTGGATTCATACTACCACCGCCTAAATTGCATCAGTAATATAGCAATATTTGAGCTGCGTTATTATGCTATCAAGCCCAAATGCAAGCTTATCAACTTTGCCTATTGGCTGTCTGTTCTCATGCCAATTTACGACAAGCATCTTTACAGCCAACTTGTAAAGTTCGTTCGTCTCGTCTTTAGTTACACCTGCATTAGTCAGATAAGCTTCTGCTGCATCTATTAAGCCCAGTATTTCAGTATCTTCATCTGTTCCGTCAACTTTAAGATATTCTTTTACTTCTTCTAACAATTTTATCCCCTCCTAAAGAGGAGAGGGCTTAAAAGCCCTCATTATGCTACTGATGTTACATCAATTTGTCCGTATACTACGGCTGCACTGTCTATTAATTTGACATCTTCTCTCTCAATAACTCTTATTTCTGTCCTGTTCTTCTGGAATGCAGTACCACCTATATTGGTACTTGCTACCTGGTGTCCTTGACGTTCAAACATTGTTATAGCTTCTACGAAATTGCCTATAAATAACGGTGCCAATTTTGTAGTGCTTCCAGTAGTCGGTAAAACTGTATTAGGAATTATCACGATTGGTTTACCGAATAGCTTATTTCCGCCCGGATTTTGGACGTCAGGCTGTAATAATGGTCTCCCTTGATTATCGGTCAAAGTATCGAGGTATTGATAACCGTCCTGGTTAGTAACAATAGTAGCACCAGTAGCAAGCATTGGATCGAGCATAACATTGATTGCTTTCTTAATTGCTTTCCAATCTGCCAAAGTTACTGGTGTTAGAGTATTTAAAAGGTTAATTATAAGTGTATTTCTCGTCACAACAGACTTCCTTGCAATCCATTG